CGACCGTGCTCGTGGTTGGCTGGCTGATTTCGATGGCCGTGGCCGGGGTGTTAGGCTGGGAAAAAGGCAAACGGGAGCGCTAGGCTAACCGGTGAATATTTAACCAACACAACCTGACACCACTACCGAAAGTAGCTTTCAGCTTTCAGCAATCAGCCTTCAGCCCGTTCCCGACAGCGCCGAGCCGCACGATTCGAACGGCAGCCCCGCTCCCGGAACCAGGGAAGCGCCTTGCGCTCGGTTGCGCAAAAGCTGAAAGCTGATAGCTGAAAGCTGAAAGCTCTTTACGCCATCCATCCCCGTTCGCTGATAACAACCTTGGGAGGCGGCGCCGGGCGCGTGGGCTTCACGATCATTTTGTCGGTGCTGCCTTCGAGATAACGGCTGGAATCCATCAAATGATCGTCCTTTTTGACGACCTTCGAAGAAATTCCGAACACCGTTTCGATGTTCATCCTGTGATACCGCAGGAATTCCTTTTGCCAGCGCGGCAGCGTCCTAAATACTTTCAGGCGGCCGGACTGCATGCGCTCCAGCATGTGCCGCAAGCCGGCTTCGACGCTGTTTGGGGCAAGCTGCAGATTCAGCCTGTGCTCGACCTTGTAAATCCGAAACAGCTTTTGCCCGTCGACCTGGCTGGATCCCAAACTGCCCGGGTCGATGAAGCCCGGTATCCACTGGTCTTTGTTATCGCGGCCCTTGATGGCGATCGCGTGCAGCGCCGGGTTGTACTCCTCGGAGTAGTATTCCCGGTAGAGATACAAGATGTCGTTGGGCTTATCGAGCGCGCCCCAGACTACGGCGGTTTTGCCGACGTCCATGCCGTAGCCGCGCGGCCAGTGCGACGGGATGTCGAAGGGATCGACCAGCAGCGAATCCAGCTCCACCGGATAGATGGCGCCTTCGCCCTGGCCCGGTTCGCCCAGCTCGCGGGTCTTCAGCAGGTGCGGCTGCCCGGCGTACTTCCGGCGCATTTCGGCTTTGACTTCTTCGCTCAAGTGGGGTGCGTCGTTCCAACCGATCTGAATGTAGAATTTGGACGGGTCTTCGGATTCGAGGAAGCTCTTGACGACTTCGCTGTATCCGGCCAGCGGCGTGAAGGTGATGAGCATCAGGCCGTTGCGCTCGCCGGGCCGGGTGGCCATCAGCCGGATCGTGCACTCGTCGTAAACATCGGCTGGAGGCTCTTCATCTAACCATACGAGGTCCCGCTCTGTCCCTTCAAAAGCGTCCCGGTCTTTGCCGTATGACTTGAAGCCCAGCGTGCTCTTGCCGCCGGAGACGTGCTGTATCCAAGCCGTATCGATGGCATCGGATATGCCGGACTTGGGCGACGGCTTGCCGATGATGCGCTCCCGCGGAATCATGCCGGTGCCAAGGCCCAGCGTGGCGCGCGCGTCGTCGCCGGCTATGCGGCTCAACTTCCCGAGCAGCTTGCCCTGCACGATATCGCGCGTGGTCTCGCCGGTCTTTCCCGCTACCCAGGCATCGATGGGCCGGTCGAAGCGGCGGCCTTTCCACCAGGCCGGATAGTCCCCGGTCAGGTGCAGGCTGACTTCATAGGCGCCGAGGCCTTCCGACTTTCCAACGCGATTCCCGCAGATGGCGAGCCGTTCGTTATGTGTCGCGCCGGCCGCGAAGAATGCGCAGTGCTTGGGGTACAGGTCCCGGCGTAGCGGCCCCGTCTCCGGGTAGAATGTGGCGAATTTATTGCTCAGCCGCCTGCGGTTCCGTTGCTCTTTCCACGTCGCCACCGTCTCTCTTACTAAGTCGAGCGATAAGCTGCTCTCCAGCGGCAATTCGAGATTCAAGCTCCTCATCCGATAGCGATCCGACTCCCAGTTTCAAGCTGCCGGAGTGCTCGTGCTCCATCTTGCGCTTGCCCCAGGTCTCCGGATAGAAGGTTTCGAGCGTCCGGAGCAGTACGCTGTCCGATACTTTATGCTTGTAGCCTACAAGCATCCCGCCCTGGAAGACCGGCTCGTCCCAACCCAGGGTGGCACGCTTGACAGCGCGATCTTGCAGTCCTTCTCGCCCCAACTCCCAAGCTTCGTCGAATGCGGCCTTGTAAGCCGGATCGTCCTTCTCGCGCCGCTTGTGCTGGCACCGGATACGCTCAGCCAGCTTCTCGACGAGCTTGGCGCGTCGTGCCTCGCGTGCCCGCTGCGCGGTCGCGGCGGCTTCCCGCTCCGCTTTGCCCGGACCGCTCAATCCGCCAGGCGCGAGGATCGGGGGCTGGACCGGCGGGTGCAGCGCTTCTGCTGCGCGGTGTGCAGCGTCGCCGATGTCGGGCCAGACGCTGATGGCGGTGAGAAAGGCGCGCACGCCGGGGGGTAGATTTTTGGGGTCGTAGGAGCTTTCAGCCATCAACTTTCAGCTTTTACGCCATGAGCCATTGCGTCCAGGCGAGGCGCGCGTCCCGGTTGTAGCTGTCCAGCGCTTTCCAGCCGTCGAGTCCCGCGTTTCGATTCCGCATTAAGGCACAGCCGGCGTTGGCAATCGCCAGCGCACTGTCCGGCTCGGCCATCCAACTCTGAGGCACCCATCCGACCGCCGCCGAAACCACGCTGGGAACGCCGCACGCGCAACCGTCGGCGGTTACGTTATTGAACGTCTCGGTGAAGCTGGGCTGCAGGAGCAGGTCCATGCCGTACAGATACCGCACGAAGTCGTCGTGGGACAGCCACGGCACCGGAACCAGCGTCACCGAGGGGTTGAGTCCCAGAATCGCTTGGAGGTTCTGGCGGCTTTGCGCGGCGCCTTCGTCGCGTCCGGTGGAGACGTGGAAACGCACCGGAGCGCCCAATGTGCGCGCCATAATCATGCTCGCCACGGTCGCCGTCAGCCAATTCTTGAGCACGCGGCTGGCGCCGAAGAGCCCGACATTCAGAATGTGGCCGGCGCGCCACGGTTCACGCTCGCGCCGGGTCTGCGCGGGCAGGTGGTACAAATTCGGCAGCCAGGTGAACGGCATCCCTGTGGCCGCTTGCATGGATTCCGCCAATTTTTGGGAGTTGGCCGCCACACAGAAGTTCTTTTGACTGGCTTCGAGCGCCATGTACAACGGCAGTGAGGCTCCAGCAAAGCCGTCCTGTGCGAGGAATCCCAGATTGGAATGGTATACCAGGGTGAAGCGCTTCGCCGGGAACGCGGCAAAGAGCTTGCCTAAAAAAGGAGCGTCCACGAAAGGCGCTTCCATCACCACGTGGGTTACGTCGCTCCACGGACCGGCCAGTTGCGACCAGATATACTCGCCATGTGGCACAGGGTACGCGGTGACGTCGAGCCGCTGCTCCCGCAGCGATAGAGCCGTGGTGGCGGCCGTGATTCCCAGCCCTTGGTGGCAAGCGGTCGCCGATTCGATTGCGGGGTTCTTAAAAAGGAGAATGGCTTTCATCGAGGATCAGTGTTTTCGTCCGCTACGCAGCCAGGCTTTGGCCGCGCCACGATCAGGTTGCAATCCCGCGAGGACTCCAGGCAGTTGTGCGAAAAGTCGAAGCCATATTCCCACCCTTTGCGCGTGCTCTTAGCTTCCACCTTCGTTTCGCCGGACCGGGCGTCGCCGGTTGGGTCGCCGGTGTACTTGTCCCGGATGTAGCGCTCGACTGCCCGCCAATGCCGGTCGGCTTCGCGCTTCTGGGTGGCCGCCAGGGCTACGCCTTGCGCGTCAGGAGCGTCAAGGACGATGAACCGGACGTCCTGCGCGGCGACGTGCTCCCGCCAAGCCAGTCCGATTCCGATCAGCGCCAACCACAGGCAGGAGAGCGGTAGGAGTAGTCGCACGGTGGGCTTAGGCCTTCAGCAGCTCCGAAATCGAGATGCCCCAGAACCGCGCTTCCATATTCATCTCCGAGACGCGGGCTTTGAAGCGGTCGCGGAAGGCGCCCAGGCTGGATTGGAGTTGGTTAATCTGGCGCTCCTGCGCCTCGTTTGCGTTGGTCAATGCGTTGACGTGATGCAAAAGGCCGCTGCTTTCGCGGCTAACTGCCAGCAGGCGCTCCGCGAGATCGACAGAGCACTCGACCGCGTCGTCCCGGTCCTTCCTCGCTTGCGCCAACTCGGCTTGGGCTTTCGCCAGTTCCTTCTTCACGTCTCGTTGTGTCATTTTGGTTATTGTTTTACTCTTCGTCGCCATACCAGCGAGCCCATCGCAAAAGTCCCGCGGTCTCTTCGTCCGACTCCGGATAGCGCGGCGGATTATGCAGGGATCTCATCGATTACGTCCCCGCGTGTCCCACCCGGAGCGTCGCGATTTCCATATCCCGCTTGCAGATTTCCTGGCGCACGTAGACCTTATCGACTTCATCTAGAATGGTGTTCTTCATCGCCCCCAACTCAGTGCGTGTCTCGGCTTGATCGACGCGGAGGCGCAAGGTGAGCCAGACGTTGAGGCTTTGGCCGGCCAAAACGAGCAAGGCTACAATGGCGGTGATGAGGGGCGGGGGCATAGCATTTAACTCACATTTAGAGGAGTGACACCTGCCTGCGCGTTGTACTGCGCGACAAGTCGCTGGACTTCGGCCAGCGTGACCACGGGCGGCGGAGGAATCGTTTCCACCATCCATGTGGCCTGCCCAAATAAGGCGTTTGCCGGCGGCACCAGCACGAACTGCTGATCGGCCGCGAGCGGCTCGATCGGGACCGGCAGCGTCATGGCGCCGGCGGGAACCAGGGTAATTTGCTGGTCCGGAATCGATTGCACCGTGGGATCGTTGGCGGGCTCGCCATCGGCGGGCGCGTAAATCCAATGTTGCGGCGCACCGACGCCCGCGCTGTCACGCTCGAGTATCAGCGTCTTGGCGTGGAGGTCGAAGCCTGCGCCGTACGGCGAAACGCCGTTGACCAGGATGCACCATTGGCGCCTGAGTTCATCCGCGGGAAAGACGGCATAGAACATGCCATACGCCTGCTGCGCCACGGTTACGGTCTTGCCGGGGAACAGGAAGGCAATCGCGCTCGCGACGGCCTGCGCTTCCGCTTCCATGCACAAGGTGGCCGGATCGATCGGCGTGGGAGCGATTTCGGAGACCAGGCAATTCTGTGTGGCGTCTGTCGGTGTCTCCACGTATGCCGGGTAGTTGTAGCTCCCGGGCAGATTCACCGTGGAGGCAATCGCGGACGGCAGCGGCAAGGTGATAAGTTTGCCTGCGGCGGTATCGAACATCAGGTACGGCTGGCCGTTGGGTGCCGGATCGAACCAGTTCTTGACCGGCTTCGTCGGATCGAACGGCGGTGCCTGCTTGCCTGTGACTGCGAGATAGCCCGCGCGCGTCAGATAGACGGCGAACAGGTAGAGTGCGGAAATCGGAGTGAGATTCAGGGAGGGAGTCATGTTTTGTTGTTCAGCCGGAAAGTGCCGGCAGCTTTGCACTTGGACGCAGCGGCAGGCGCACCAGGCCATTTAGCTATCCACCCCACCCTGCCAGCCGATCGGCGCGCGTCTCGCGCTCGGTCGAGCGGACGTAACGCATAGTGTTGCGGATGTCGGCATGTCCCATGTGGTCTTGTACCTCAACGATGTTACCGTTCAGCCACTTTGTTACGTGCGTGCCGCAGGAATGCTTCAGGCTGTGCGGATGCGCCTTGTCGAGCGGGATGCCTGCCAGGATGCAGTAGCGGCGGAACAGCACCTCGATCATGTCGGAGCTGATGCCGCGTTTGCCGCGCAAGCCGGCCACGAATTTATGCGGACAGTCGCGCGACGGAAATAGTGGGCCGTTGCGTTCCAGATTCTGCACAGCGGGCCATGGGTAGACCCTGGTCCAGGCTTTCAGCGCCTTCGTTTCGATGTCGAGGAGCACGTGCTCCGCCGTAATCGATCCCTTGCAGCGTCTCACCAGCAGGCGGGGCCTGCCCGGTCCGGGCCGGTAATCCTGATACATCAGCCGGCCAGGTTCCGAGGCTCTGAGGCCGCGGTGATACATCAAGCGAAAAATGGCGCGGTCCCGAATCGAGCGGATCACGCGGAAGAAGCGCTCGATCTCTTCTTCTGTGAGATAGGTGGCTTCCTTCTGCGCCTTGCGCGGACCACGCTCGCCGCGGGATAGCTGTTTTGTCACGAGCGTTTCGTTCACGGTGGGGCCGAGTGGCGGGGTTACTCTTTTTCGTGTTCGAAGATCCGGCAGTGCTTTTTTCTCCACGTCCAGATCGGTGCAAGAGCCTTCGGGCGACGCCCCGGAATCCGCACGGCCTTCTCGCGGAAACGCCGCGCATCGGCCAGGAACGCGCGCGCCAGTTTTTCCAGCGTCAGGAGTTCGCTCTCGATGACCGCGCGGCTGAAAGCTGATCGCTGAGTGCTGAGTGCTTGCTTCATGCGGTTTCGTCCAACACGAAGATCCGCACCAGTTTTCTGTCGCTGAAACAGTCACAAGCCGTGGCAATATACGCCAGGCGGTCGTCATCCAGCACCACGTCCACCACGGGATAGAGCTTGCGAAGATCCACGAGCTTTTCCGTTGATATCCGGTGGAGCGGGACCGTATCCGCTTTTGGCCTGGCGCGAGGTGCGGGGGCGCTCCGTAGCGCGGTCGCAAGTTCGATGGCTTCTGGGCTCATGCTGCTTTCTTCAATTCCAGCCAGTCCACATCCACCTCGGCCGAAACCGACTTGCCGATGCCTGCCACGTTAACCACAATCCGGTTATGCTTGCCGACTCTGACCACTACGCCGTAGACGCCCGCCATGGGGCCATAGCGGATGTGCACGTTGGTGCCGCTGGCAAGCTGCTCGGCGGTAATGCCGGTCGCGGATTCCACGCTGGGGGACCGCTCCATGATCCTTACGCTCTCGATGGTCAGGTCGGGGATGATGGCCGGCTCGCCGTCGGTCTGCAGGATGCGGATGACGTGCGGGTTTGCAATTATGAGCGGGGTGCTCTTGAAGCGCGCGAAGACATAGCCGGGGAACAGCGCGCGGCGGACAATCTCTTTTTTGCGCCCGTGCCTCACTTCCACCGAACGCGATGGCCAATAACTCTTGGCACCTTGCGCCTCGAGGCGATCGGCAACCAGGTCTTCGTGGCTGGTGTGGACTTGGAGGACGTACCAGGGCATCAGACTGCGACCTCGAGGGGTGCTGGGTTCTGGTTGCTGGGTTCTGGCGCGGGCTTGTGCTCTATCGCCCAGGCGCGCAATGCGTCGGCGCAGACCGAGCACAGGAACTTGTTGGGTTCTGGCGCGGGCTTGTGCTCTATCGCCCAGGCGCGCAATGCGTCGGCGCAGACCGAGCACAGGAACTTGTTGCCGCTGATCGCGCGCCCGCATTCCACCTTCAGGTCCCCGAGTTCCAGGCCGGGGCAGGGATGCGACCCTTTGACGGGAGGCTGGCGGAGCCGCGTTTTGGATCCCCAGATCTTCTGCCCGATGTGAAACTGGCCCATTAGGCTTCGACCACCTCGTCTGCCGGGAAGAGCATGCTGGCCTGATATCCGCGAACCAAGACGCGAACGAGGTATATCGGATCGCCGAGGAGGCGCTGTGTCAAGCTGACTGGCAGGCCGTCAAGCTGGCTGACCTCGCGTGTGTTCAATCGTAATTGCATCGCGCTTTTAGCTGAAAGCCGAGAACTGAAAGCTGAAAGCTTCTTTTCGGACAGCCTCCGGCCCAACAGGGTGAAAACCCCGGTGCCAAATTCGGCGGTAAAGTCCTTCGCTTACGCGACTTTGCGTTGCGAAAACTGTGCGCGGATGTGCCGCTGGAAGTGCTTGCCCAGCGAGTCCGACGCCATGAGTGCTTCGTATTGCTCGGGTGCTACCCCGTCGTAATCGTGCGTGGCGCCCGAGTTGAACTGCAGCCGCAGCGTCTGGCTGGCGGGATCGTATCCCACCGCCGAGAGGCATTCGGAAGTGACTGGGGTTATTTCCATGTGATGCGGTCCAGAAAGTCGCAGCCGAGCCCCAAAGCCAAACACGCTAGGCCCAGGATTAGCAAGGTGCTCATGCCGCCCTGCTTTTGCCGGCGGCTGATGGCTGAGTGCTGACAGCTTCCTGCAACGCCGTCACGTTGTAGTTCCGGGGTCCGGTGCGCACCTCGGCCACGTTATCCTTGACGAATTTCTTGCCCAGTTGCGACCGCAGCTCCGCCAGCGTGATCGAGAAGGCCGCGAAAGGATCCGCCTTCAGGTGCTTCAGCCGCTTCCATGCGAGCTGTTTCACCTCGATTGTGATAGGACGTTGAATCTCGCGCGGCGTGATCTCGAGCTGGTAGGCTTTGCCGCGGCAGAGCTGCTGGCTTTCGGCCGCCAGGTCGGGGTACCGTCCGGCCAGCTCCTTGAGAATAGCCGCGCGAGTCGCTGCGTGCGGGTTGATTTGGGGAATGAATAACTTGAACTGCCGATCGGCTTCGCCGTATCGGTCAACTAGTGTTTCGGTAGGGAGAGAGGAGAGGTCCGAAATGTCAGACTTTGGTTCCCTTGCCATTTCAGATTATATGGTAAGGGCAGAGCCCCGATTTTGTATGTACGCAATTACAATGCGTAGTTTTCAACTACGTTTTGGGGTCGGGGTCAGCGTCTGGGGGAATGCTCGCGATGTCCTCGCCAGCGCCGCGCGCGTAAGTGCAGAATGGCTCGCCGCACGTGCAGCCTTCGGGGTGTTGCTTAATGCCGACGGCGGCGCCGGCCTTGGCGCGGCTGTGAGACATAGCCCAGCGCGTCAGAAGCGCCTGGGTGTGGATGCGCAGCCCCTGCCGGAGGTGTTTGGCGTGCCCGGTGATTGTAGACGTTGAGACGCTTAGCGAGTAGGCAATCTCTTTGATGGTCTCGCCGCAGGCGAGGAGAAACACGATCAGTCGTTCGCGGCGCGAGAGTATCGCGGCGTCCTGGGGCGCGGCCGTGAGCTTCCCGGTTTCCGGGTCGATCAGCCTCTGCCGGATATGTTTGATAACAATCCCCTTTTGGGCATCGATTCCATATCCCCACTTTGAGGATACTGCATTTGGGGGCTTGTGTCTCGCTGTGCAAGCGTTGTAAATAAAGAGTATTGCACCTGTTTTTTCGATTAAGGGAGCCCGATGACACTGAAACTGGTACCGCAGCGTAGCCAAAACGAGGTGAAGCTGTCCGCCCGGCAATGCGAACTCTTGCGCTGGCTCGACAAGGGTTTCGCGCACAAAGAGATTGCCGCGCGAATGGGCGTGGCGCTGGCCACGGAAATGACGAACTTCGGCCACATCAAGGAGAAGCTGGGCCTGGCCACGCGGTCGGAAGTACGGCGCTGGGCGCAGACGCACACCGCCGCGGTCGCCACGCCGAAGACGCCGGCGCCGCGCGAGCTGCACCCGGACGGCTGCCCGTGCGACGCGCACTATTGCCGGGGGCAACGGCTGCTGGCGGCCTAAAAGCAGCTTTCAGCTTTCAGCACTCAGCTTTCAGCTAAAGCAGCAGAACCTTGCGTAAGTCGTTTTGCGTGAGTGGAATAGCTTGTGGATATGTGCAATTGGCAGGCGAAGATTAGGCGAAAGTCACCTCATGTATCGACCTAAGTGTATTGGGTTGAATGGATTAGCGTCTATTTTGGGGGGCGAACAAACGGCGAATCGCCCCTGTACAGGGGGGATTCGCTTTTTCTTCGCCTACCCCGATAAACCCGCGCTCGAAGGGGGATTTCGAGGCGCTGGGCGTGGGCTTCATAGACGAGAAGATCGTAACGCTCGGCACCCGCGATGTCAAGGGCAATAACATACCTAACCGACCGGTACGTTTCCTGAAGGGCAAAGCCCCGCAGCGCTTCTGCCAAGCGCAAGGACGTTGAGCGCGGCGTTGTAGTCTCTGTCGAGCGATGCTCCGCAGCCGCAAAGGTGCTGCCGGTCGGCGAGCGTCTTACGAACGTCCGCCCCGCATTGAGAGCATCGAATCGACGTGCCTCTGGGGTTCACTGGAATGGCCCATCGTCCGGCGCTTTCAGCCTTGTACGATATCTGCCAGATCAGTTCGGCCCATGCCGCGTCGAGGATGGACTTCGCCAGGTTGCTCCGAACCATCCCCCGGATATTGAGCTTTTCAAACGCAATGAGATCGTAGTGCTCGACCAGCCACTTCGAGGCATGGTGGCAAAAGTTCCGCCGAGCGTCCCCGGCCCGCTGGTGAGCGCGGCGCAATACTTCGCGGGCGCGGATGCGATTCTTGGACCGCTTCTGTTTCAGTGCCAGCTTGCGGTTGGCCGCCGCGATGCGCACTTCGTGCTTCCGCGTGAAATGCGGGTTGTCGATCACCGCGCCGTCGCTCAAGGTTGCGAAATTCGTCAGACCCAGGTCGATGCCAACCGCATTGGAGACGGCGACCTTTGGCGGCGCTTCGCCAAGGTCGCACACCACGCGCAATTCCCATTTGCCGCCGCACCGCTTGATGGTCGCCTGCTTCGGCTGGCCTTCGACGGGCCGATGAGACTTGAAGCGGATACAGCCGAGCTTAGGAACCAGAACCGCAGCGTCCTTGAGGCTGGGTTCGTGCCACGCGAAGGAATCGTATCGTGCGCGCGCGCGGAACCTTGGAAACCCCGGCTTCTCTCCAGCTTTACAGCGGCGGAAGAACGCCTTGAAGGCGCGGTCCACGCGGCGCAGCGGCTCCCGCTGGATATCGACGGCGATGGTGGCGTAGCGCGGGTCTTGCCGAAGCTGGGTCAGCTCGCCGCACTGGTCCTCGTAGGTGATGCTCTTGTGGCACAGCTTCCATGCGTCGCGGCGCTCCTGGAGGGCGGCGTTGTACGTTTCCGCCGAGTCCACCAGGATGCCGGTAAGCGCCATCCGCTGTTCCGCGTTGGGCTTCAGCCGCATTGTAAACGTGCGATGCACCTAGTTCTATTGTGCGCTGGAGCACCTGTATTTACTAGGGCTGGGCGTACTCCGGAACGTACCGGTCGGTTAGGTATGTTATTGCCCATCAAACCGTGCGCTCCGTTTCCAGCCGGCGCGGCCGGTACACGCGTCGCACGTGCCCGCGCGGCCGGAGCCGATCGAGCGCGCGCGACTTGCGCAGCCGGAACTGGGTTTCGGTCAGGCCCAGGTCTTGCCAGATTTCCTTTGCGGTATCGCCCAGTTGGTAGAACCGGGTGATGATGGCCAGGTCCGCGCCCTTGAGTTTGCCCAGCTTGCGATCGATAGCCTGGTCTTTCTCGGCCGCGAGTAACACCCGCTCCGGGTCGCGCCGGTCGGCGGGCTCCCTGATCTGCCGGACCTCGCGCTGGCGCACGCGCTCCTCGATCTCACCGGCCACCATGCGCCGGACGATGGACTGGACGTATCCCATCAGGCACTCTGGATTGCGCAACTCCCCGCGGTGGATGGCGCCAACGGTCGCCACGAAGGCGTCATGCGTAAAGTCCAGGGCGGCCTGCCAACCCAGCCGGCGTCCAAGGTAGACGTGCACACCGCGCGCGAAACAGCGGCGGTACAACTCTTCCATGCCGGAAGGGTCGTCGGCGACGATGCGCGCCACTACTTCGGGCCATGAGGGACAATCGGTCATGTCTCGGAAGTCTATTGTAATTGACATTTCCGCCCGGAAGTCAATTATAATCAACGACCCCGCGATCCCGTTCGGAATGAGGCCGCTTCAATGCGTTACTGCACAGATGGGCAGTCATGGGAAAAATGAAGCCCGGATACTATAAGACAGCCTGATTCTGTAACGATGCTTGGGTAGTGTAACGCAATACTGCTGCGAGCATGGGCCAAATAGTACTTGAGTGGCGGCCTGCCGCGCGGTATGCTGACATCGGTATTCGAGGGCCGGTCACTGCCGGTCTCACCCCCTTGAGATCCGGGCACCACCTTGGCCGGCCCTCGACGCTCTGTGGTGGAGTGAAATGGAGAAGCCCCCACAATCAGCGACAGGCAGACGCGGCGACGCGGCGACGCGGCGACGCACGTATGGCTCGCTGTTTAGCGGTATCGGCGGCCTGGATTTAGGCTTCGACCGCGCCGGCTTCGAGTGCCGCTTCCAAATCGAGATCGACCCATTCTGCCACGAGATTCTTGAGAAGCACTGGCCCAAGGTTCCCAAACATCATGACATCCGCGTTGCTACCGCTGCCGTTCTTTCACCCGTCGATGTGCTCGTTGGCGGCTTCCCATGCCAGGACGTTTCCCAGGCCGGAAAGCGAGTTGGAATTGAAGGATCTCGCACGGGCCTTTGGTCTGAGTTCGCCCGAATTATTGGCGAGCTTCGACCCCGTTTCGTGGTCGCTGAGAACGTCCCAGGGCTCCTTACTTCAAGAGGAGCAATGGGGCGAGTGCTTGGAGACCTTGCCCGACTCGGGTATGTGGGATGCTGGCGCTGTCTACGAGCTTCGGAGTTCGGAGCTTCCCATATTCGAAAGCGCGTCTTCATTGTGGCCTACCGCAGTGGCGAAAGACGACGGGAAGACGCCAGCGGCGCACTTGGCGATGAAACAGCGTATGGGCGAGCGCGACGGCACAGGCGCGAACCGGACGGCGATAACGAGCCTTGCGGTGAAGGTGCAACAGTGGCCAACTCCACGCGAGGCAGAGCGCTGCCAGTACAACAGCCACGACGACTACGAGGCGCTGAGCCTGCGAGTGCAGAATTGGCCCACTGCCCGCCAGGAAGACGGCGAGAGTTGCGGGAACCATCCGGGAGTGGTGGACTCGCTAACGGGAGCAACGAAGTTGTGGTTCCCGACACCAGCGAGCAGGGATTACCGCACTCCAAACAAGCTGAGCTATCAGGACCGCTCGGGAACAACGAAGGGCGAGCAGCTTCAGAACTTCGTGGAGCACAGCTTCCCCGCTTCGCTCCAGGCCCCTCAGATCCAAGATGGCCAGCCATCCTCAGAGAGCGCCCCGACCTCGCGCCAGCGCTGGGCTACCCCGACCGACAGCATGGCAACCATGCAGGATCAGGAGCAGGCGCAGACAGCGGGCAACAGCCCGGACCGCCCAAAGTACGGGAGCCTGGAGAAACGGCGGCTCAATCCAAGATTTGTCTGCTGGCTGATGGGCTTCCCGCTGGGCTGGACAGAGCGATGCAAGACCGCACCAAGCGACTGAGCCGGCTGGGTAACGCGGTGGTGCCAGACTGTAGTGAGTGGATCGCGCGCCGGCTTGCCGAATTCGACGAGGCGCACGCATGAACGCAGCTACGCCCGCGATTGGGGTCGCTGCAGGTGAAAGCCGCGGACGGTCGCCTCCGGGATAACTACCTTAGCGGTCGCCGTCGATCAAATCTTGGCAGGTGAGACTGACGGCAAACAAGCGCAAACACTTAGCGCCGGAGGCACGGCTTCCCCTTCATTTTCGCAAGCCTACCCCTGAATCGCAAGTGCTCGCGTTTCAATTTCTTGAATTTCAGGAGAAAAGCTTGCGCTGGACGCCCCAAGCCATCACTAAATTGCGCGTGCTCTATCCGCACCATCCCACCTGGGCCGTGGCGGAAGTGCTGAAGCGGTCGTTCCCCTCAGTGCGAACAAAGGCAAAATTGTTGGGACTTCGCAAGCCCGGGTACCAGCCCTGGTCCACCGTAGAACTCGATCTCCTGCGCAAGCTGTACGCCGATCACTCGACGGCAGAGATTGCGGCGCTCACCGGCCGCAGCGCCGGCAAGGTTTACCAAGCCGCGGCGCGCCTGGGGCTGCAAAAGAGCGCGGAGTATTTGGCATCGGCCGAAGGGCCGAACTCGCACAAGCACGCCAACGGCGGATCTTTCCGGGCCGGCCTGGTGCCGTGGAACAAGGGCAAGCGCATGCCCGGTTATGCCCTCGGACGCATGGCCGAGACGCAATTCAAGCCGGGGCAACTCAACGGCCGCGCCGCGCAACTGCACAAGCCGGTGGGCGCCATCGTAGCCGACCCCGAAGGCTACCTGCGCATCAAGATCCGGGAGCGGCGCCCCGGCGACGGCTGCTCCGGATGGCACAAGGATGTCTGGCCGCTGGTGCACTGGCGCGTCTGGCAGCAGCACCATGGCCCGATCCCCGCGGGACACAAGGTTGTGTTCCGTGACTATAACCGGGCCCATTGCGAAATCGAAAACCTGGAGCTGATAACGGACGGAGAGATGATGCTCCGCAACAGCATCCATAACCTGCCCCCCGAGCTGAAGCAGGTAATTACGCTCAACGGGGCGCTGAAACGCAGACTAAGGAGACTTTGTGGCAAAGAACACGTTGCGTGACTTGAACGACCATTTATTCGAGACCATCGAAGCGCTGAAAGATCCCGACAATCCTATGGAGATCGCGCGCGCCTTGGCTGTTACCCGCGTCGCGGATGCGATCGTGAAAGCCGCCAAAGTGCAGCTCGATTACCACAAAACCGTGGAGCGGCTCGCCGATGAAGACATGCGGTTTTTCGATCGCGAGTCCGGCCAGAAGCGGCTGATAAACGGAAAAGCGGGCCACGCATGAGACACAGCACCAGACGGTTGCCCCGCCTGATCGTAGTCGAGGTCGAGACTCAGCATGTCATCGCGCGCATCCACGAAGCGGAATGGGAGGCAGTCAACAAAATGGAGGTTTTCACACAGTGAACACACAGACGAACCGGAAGCCGATGGCTTCCGAACAAGACGGCGACCGTCGGAATGACGGCGCATGCGCCAGGTTAATGAGGTCCCTCGGAAGCGCCACTGGCCGCTTTACGGCACATCCTCCGAGCCAGACCGACTCGGATTTCCGGGACGGCGAAACGCCGTTGATCCGTCTCAGGGCTCTGATAACACAGGAAAGCCTCGGGCGGATCCCTCCGAGCCCCTGGGCGGTCGATGACGATGGACACGCGCATACCACCCGGAGCTTGGCCGACAAGTTGAAGTGCACCGAGAAGCACATCGCCAACACCTTGGCCGAAGCACTCGCCTGTGGCCTGTTTCGCCGGGCGACCGCGGCCGACGGAAAGCGTCTGGCTGGCGCCATTGGAGTGAACGCCGACAAGGTAAAGTCTCGCCGGCGCGAGGATCGCTCCCCTGTACAGGGGGGATTCGTTTTTTCTTCGCCTGAGGTTTTGGCCCAAATTCATAACTTCGACCCGCCGCGGCGCGTCGCCGCCGAGGAATGGGCCGTCAGCTTCAACCGTTGGTCCCAGGATGTTTTGAACGCCGCGACGGATAAGGCCCGTAAAATCATCGCGGAAGAGAGGTACAGCGCCTTGCGGGCCATCGGGGTGAAACTACCCCCGAAACAGATGGAGGTAATCTCTAACGACCGGGGTGTGCAGCTCGAGTTGACGCTCGAGCCGCCGGCGATTCCGGACGTGCTTGTCTCCCCTGTAAAGGGGAAGACGATGGCCGCTGGACAGGGGAACGGTTCTCCCCTTGTACAAGCGGGTTTTCCGTCTGTACAGGTGCGACATATAAGGAATAAGAATAAAGAAGAGGCCACCCCTGTTTCCGGGGCTATTTTTGATGTCAAAAAAGAAGAGTCCAGTCCCGTCCCTTGTGAGACGACGGGACCGGACTCTCTTTTAATGGAAAGGACCGAAGCACTCCGCGAATTGCTTCTGAGATGGCTTGGAGCCAAACTCTCACCCGACATCCCTGGACCTATCGCATTACACGGAATTCTGGCAGCGCTGGGAGACGCGGATTTTGCGCTCCTCACGCAGCGCATTCAGGCCCGCATGAGTTCAATCACGTCCTACGGCATGGTTATAAACCTGGCCCGGGACGCGGCGAAGCTGGCGCGGGCGCCCAAAACCGAAGCCGGGCCGAGCCTGCTCGACTTGAAACTACAAATGCAAAGAGAGGGAAAGCTGCGATGAAACAGTTGACATACGATCAAGCCCGCGAAATTGCCAATAATCTCAAGACCCTGGTATTTTGCCCCGACACAGATGGGCTGAAGGCTATAGCCGAGGACCTGGTGGGCTGGTGCCAAGGTTTCCAGGGTTGGGCACCAGACCAGCAAGCGATGTGGGTGGTACAGGAAATCCGCAACCAATGGGACAAATGGTATGGCTCGAAAGCCATGCGGGAGATGTTTGACCAGAAGTTTACGATCCATCCACCCGATCCCATTGAGGCGTGGAAAAAACAAGGGTTGAAGCCAGACCCCACTTTCGTTGAGTCGATTCTAGGCACGATCAATGGGAAATCGACGCCGGAACAACTCGACGCCTTGCGTTGGGAGAGCATCGGGGACGCGCTCGAATATCAAGGACTTCCTGAGCGGGACAAAACCAAGGACGGGCGAAAATTCTGGCCGGACTTCCTCTTTCGGATGGAACAGGAGCATCCGACAGAAGTGGCTGCGATCCGCGCTGGTCGCCAGCCCGAGCATCCCGAGTCAGAGGCGTACAAGAATCTCTGGGATCGCCAAGGGGCTGCCAGACAACTGCGAGGTCCGGGATGACCGCCCTCGGGTTACTCCTCGTCCGCGGCGGCTTCGCCCCGCGCCAACTGGGTCTGAACGATGACGTATACGATCCCGGCGCGCCCCGCGGCATCCCCGCCAAAGCGCGGCTCTACGGCGACCACCCGCGCGAGATACGTGCACGGGACGCAAATCCACGCGCCAATGCCGGCCGCGCGCCGGGTACTCCAGGGCGGTTGTGGCCGCTGACCGACCGCCAGGCGGAAGCCCAGCGGCAAAGCGAACGCGACCTGGTGCGCGGCGCGGAGCGCGAGGCCGCAGCGCGGCGGGGGGATGCCGCATGAAAGCCCCCTTTCCTTGGTTCGGCGGTAAGAGCCGCGCGGCGGAACTTGTCTGGCGGCACTTCGGCGACGTCGGCAACTACGTTGAGCCGTTTGCTGGCAGCTTGGCTGTGCTGTTGGCTAGGCCTCACGCGCCGCGGATTGAAACAGTGAATGACGCCGATGCCTACTTGGCCAACTTCTGGCGGGCACTCCAGGCGGATCCAGAAGCCGTGGCTGAGTTTGCCGACTGGCCGGTGAGCGAGGTAGACCTGCAGGCGCGGCATCGCTGGCTTACCGAACAACCGGACTTCCGCGCCAAGATGGGGACGGATCCGGACTTCTACAACGCCAAGATCGCCGGCTGGTGGGTGTGGGGTATCTCGCAATGGATCGGCGCCGGCTGGTGCTCAAGGCCGGAATGGATTGGCCGCGCGCAAGGCGGCAAGGCGCATTCCCGCGGCGTGAACGGTAGCGCCAACCTCCGCCTGAATGGCAAGATGGGCGTGCATTCGGCGGCGAGTTGGGCCGGCAAGCTCGATGGCATGAATAAGCGGCCGGTCATCAACCGCGGCGGCCGGGGAATATCGAAGTTGCCAAAGATGAACCGTGGAGACGTAAGTAGGCTGCAGCCGGGGCGCAAGATCCGGACCCCGGAAAATCCAGACTGGCAGCATCGGCCGCAACTCACTAATGAAATGGGCGTGCATGCCAAGAATCTGCCGGGCGTCGCACTGGTGTCCTGGATGTGCGCCTTAGCCGACCGCCTGCGCCGGGTGCGCGTCTGCTGCGGCGACTGGTCCGGGATAGTCAGGCCGAGCTGCACCTGGAAGCTCGGTGGCGGCCAACTGACCGGAGTATTCTTGGATCCGCCGTACTCGCATACGATGCGCGACAACCGGCTGTACTCGGTTGAGGAAGACGTTGCGGCCGAAGTCCGCGAGTGGGCGATTGCCAACGGCGACAACCGGAACCTGCGAATAGCGCTTTGCGGACTCGGTGGCGAACATATCATGCCAGAGGGTTGGCACATGACCAGATGGAAGGCAGCACGGGGCTACTCCAACAAGGGACCACGGGATGAGGTGATCTGGTTCTCGCGGTATTGCATCCACACCGGAAACCTGTTTCAGGACGCGGAATTAGAAAGGGCAGCCCCATGACCTGCGAACAATGCCACGGCTGGGGAGTAGTCTTATTCCCCGGGGAGCCGCCGATCTGGTGCCGATGTGCAGCAGGACGCCGGCGCGAGCAGCAGGCGCTCAATGAGATCGCCTGCAAAATCCGGCGAACAATGTCGGTACTCGCGCTGATTACCGGACTGGCCGGGCGGCCGGCGCGGTGATAAATTTATCACCGCCGCTTTCGAGACAAGCATGGCCGGAAACTACCCATAAGAGGACACCTCAATGCACGATAGGCCACGCAGGCCCCGGCAAGACTTGCTATTGACGCACCAACCCATACCGCTCCGCGACTGGATACGGGAGAGGCTCCGGGGTTTCGAGTTGCGCCAGAAACAGAGGGATGAAGCGCGGCGCGCCAAGAACCTCGCCATCGCCGACCGGAAGGTTTGGAAGCTGACATGACTATAGCGTTTCTCGCCGACGAACCCAAGATCGAAAAAACGTGCCACCGCTGCCACGCGGCCTATCTCTCCTCCTGCCGGAACGTCAAGTACTGCCCATCCTGCCGGGAAGTGCGGAAGATCGAGCTGCGCGTGCCGTATGCGAAGCGCAAAAAGCGGCCTGGCTCCTGAGCGTGGTGGTAATCTAAGACCATGAAACGCGCGATACTGCTACTTTTTGCGTGCGCCGGCCTCGCGGCCGCGCAACACAGCGTTACCTTGACGTGGACGGCAGGCTCCGGCGGCGGCACCACCACCGGATTTATCGTGCAGCGCGGCACCTCGACGGGCGGCCCGTACACGCAGATCGGTGCCATCTCCTCACCGGCCCAACTCAGCTACGTCGACACGGCCGGCGCGAGCAACGCGCTGACCGAAGGGTCGACGTACTACTACGTGGTCCTGGCAACCGGCCCTGGAGGTAATTCGTTGCCCTCGCCGCAAGCCAGTGCGACGATTCCCTTTCTGCCTCCGGCGCAACCCCCTACTTTGTCGGCTGTTCCCAAGTAGAGTATTCTGTCGATGCGCGCAATGACCCCAGTTGCCTTTCTGGTGGGCTTTTTGCTGGCCCAGGCGCCGGCGCCGGTCACGCAGTTGACCGCCACCGCGGATTGCCCGCCGATCGGGTCCACCATCGTTGCCTCGATCACCAGCACGACCAGGCTCAACGACACGCTGTCGTTTGCCTGCAACGCGCTGCCGCCGGCGATCCCAAGCTGCCCGCCGCCGATCTCGATCCCGGCGGGCTACAGCTACTACGGCGCCGGGGTGGTGGGCGTGAGGCTGTCGTACCTGGGCGTGCCGATTGTGGCTATGCCCGGGTTGACGGGCGGCGCGCCGACCATAATTTGCCCGACGTGCTCCTGGAGCAACAACCTCAACTCCATGCCGGGCGATTATATGGTGGCCGTGGCGCAGCTCCAGCCGGGCAACACGCCGACGTTTGCCCAGGTGACACAGGAATGGTCCGGCTACCCGGCAAGCCCCCAGGTGAGCCTCCAGTGCGCGGGAAATATCATTCCTTTGGCGCAGTGCCAGCAGATTGTGACCGCCAACGCCTACGGGGCAGTAACGGTCAGCGTGCCGTAGTATGCCTGGGCCCGCTCCAAGCGGCTGCCGCATCCACGAAGCCGACTACCTCCTCACAGTGCGCCGCGACCGCACCGGACGTCTCAGGACGCGCTGCAAGCTCTGCGCCGCCGACGCGCAACAGGCACGTCGCGACCAGCTCGCGGAAGCGCGGGGATGGTGGGGGCGAGGGCGCCGGCCACTAAAGCACCGCACCATTGAGCGTATGGCGTGGGTTCAGCCAGACATCTACGTCCGCATGGAAAGCAGCCTGCCGCGCGCTGAAAGCCGATAACTCTTTTCCCGTGTTACTATTTCCACAGGGAGAATCACCACCATGAAAGGACTTGCTTTATCTATTCCGTCCTCGCGTCCGTCCTCGCGGACGGAAGTCTGGCGCCACCAGCGCCTCTACGATTACATCACCACGTTGGAGATGAGTTTCGCCGAACGGCAGCGGTTTAACGCCGCGCTCAACGACAATTTGACCGAGCGCCTGCTCTCGATCGAGAATCGGACCAGCGCGCCAATCACCGGCAACGCGCCGCCGGCGCCGGCAACCGATACCGCGCGGCACAGGCGGACCAAAGCGCAGCGCGCGAAGTTGAGCCAGGCCGCGACAGCCCGCTGGGCGAAACGGAGAGCCGAGGAAGCTGGTACGGCCGCGCCGCCCGCGGTTGAGACCGGAGGCCAGCCCGTGCCGGTGGCCGCTAAGACGCGCGCGCGCCGGAAGCCCGTCGAGAAGGCGATGAGCGCCGGCGGGGGGAACTAGGAGAGTAGCTGTCAGCTTTCAGCCGTCAGCTTTCAGCCCGCGCCCGCGGGTTTGGCTGATGGCTGAGGGCTGATGGCTGAAACTTATTGGCAGAGCGTGCGCTCGCATCGCCTAAGCCCCCCGATGGCGCCCGGATCAGTTCCGGTTCTTCGCCCTTGCATCGACGGGCGGACCAGGCACGGCCGTGATGTGCCAGCGGTCGTCATCGTTCTCGCCCAGCGCCCACAGCAACGTTTTGCAAGCTGCCGCTTTAGCGAACATCATTCCACCGCGCGTCATGCCATCTGGCTGCACGCGGCCATCGATGGCAAGCAACTCAGCCAACTTGCCTCTTATTTCCGATTCGGACTTCACGCCGCCCCCTTCCGCTTAGCAACAGGGCGCGTCGGGTTCCACGTCACATCGGTCCATTCGATTGAGGTTTTGCTCACGATGTTTGCCTCCCGCGAAAAGCGTGCACTGGACGGCGGTTTTCCGCGCGCCGTTGCGCGTCGCTTGGCTCCGTCCGACGCGCTATACTGGCTTCATATGCCGCTCCAGCCGGCCGCCCCGAATCCCCTGAAATCAGCGTTTTACCTCTCCAGTTCGGCATTACAACAGATCTCGTTTTCGTATCCGCGCCCGCAACCCTTTTAGTTGCTTCAGCCAACTTTTTTGAGTTCGGCATTATGCGCGTTTTGCCGAACTCGCCGGCCTGGTTTCCGGGCCTGCTTGCTCCCCGCTTTTCCCCTGCCTTTTGGCCGCCGCGAACTCCCGCAACGCGGCTGCAGTCAGCTCCGCCAAGCGGATGCGCTCGACCGTCGCCTGCACCGAGACGCCGGCTTCGGAGCGGTCGAGCGTGGCCAGCAGCTCTTGCGCACGACGGGCATGTGCAGCCGCCGCGCGATCGAGGTCGAGCAACTCGCTGGTGGTCCAGGCCGTCATTTTGCCCACCGTGCGAGTGCAGCCGCGCGCGCCAGGGCGCTCCGCTTCTCGGCAGGAATAGCCCGACGCCCCTCGACAGCCGCGGCGCTGGCCTTTATCGCAATCGCCCGGCGCCGGCGCGGCGACAGCTTCAATGCTCTCGCTCTGCCGCCCATCCCGGCGATGCGCGTCAGGTGCTCCCGCAGTGTGATTTCTCCCATCGGCCACATCTTACCATGAAAAGGTGAGTACCATATCCAAAATCAGTACGGAAAGTACTTGCGTTACGTTTCGCGCCGTGGCATGATAGGCATGGAAGTTAAAAAGCCGCGAGGCTAAAAAGAGCGAAAGGAACAAGATGAGCGACCCCAAATCCCCCCGCGGCGGAAAGCGGCCCGGCGCCGGCCGCCCGCGCGAATTGGACCCTGTAACCTGCCCCCGTTGCGGGGCGAGCGTGGCGGCCAGCCAGATACAGAAGCACGTCAAGGCGTGCCCAGGAGAATCACAATGAAAAGCAGAATCACATACATGACGCGCGAAGAAGCGATCGAATTGCTGGACGCATACGACGCTGCCCCGGACGCACCCGAATCCTGCGACAACCTCTGCACTGTGGCTGATGCGCTGCCTGGGCAGCCGGACGACCGCCAGTACACCTCGGACGATCTCCGCGAAATGGTGGATTCCGCTTGGTGTCCGCTGTGCGGCATGATCCACCCCAAGGGCGATGGACCTGCCGGATATTCTTGCGAGGCGTGAATCGCAGACGACACGCCCTCCGGGGCGTGTAATGCGGCAGCGCCGGTTCGAAGCCCGGCCACCACATTGAAAAGCCGCGAGGCTCTAAAGCGCGAAAGGAAAATATGATTACCTGGGACCCCCCGACCGAAGAAGAAACCTACCCGATCGAGTTCCACGACTGCGAACTGCATGAGGAGCAGGAGTACTCCTGCCCCGAGTGCGGCTCCGCCAACGTGGAGTTGCGCGAATACGATTTTGGTGCCGGCGAACAAACCGGCTACCGCGATGCCGGAGACCAGTATTACTGCCTGGAATGCTTGTCGCACGGCGCCGCCGAAGACGCCGGATGGAAAGCTGCCCCGCGCGTCGTCGCCATCCGGGCGCAGGCTGAGGACGAAATGGAGCGCGCCTTGCGCTACGGGCATGGCGATTATCAGGAGGTGGCGTAAGCCATGCGCGAGAACGATCTGCCCAAGATGATCTGGGATATGGCCACAGCGATGAACGCTGCTATGGCCGCCACTGTGCGCCGCCTGCCCGAGGAGCCGGCCGAGGAACCGATCCGGGCGCGGCCGAACGATCTGCCCAAGATGATCTGGGATATGGCCACCCAGATGAACGTTGCTATGGCCGCCACCTCGAGGGCGGCAGAAAAGGAGACAAAGTAGCCATGGCAACTCTCGCCGCATTGAATGGAAACGGAAACGGCCACGGGCCGCACCCCATCGTCATCAAGCCGGACGGCTCGAATCTGGCGTCCGCGCTCAGCGCCTCTCTGGCCGTCCAGCAACTCAAGAAAGATGTGAACCTGGACGCGGCTATTGCGCGTCGGCACCTCATGATCGAAGTCACCAAGCGGCTGATGATCGAAGGCACCGACTACGGCCCCATTCCCGGATCGGACAAACCAACGCTCTTGCAGCCGGGTGCCGATAAGCTCTGCAATTTGTTCTCGCTCAAGCTGGAGTACGAAGTCACCGAGAACGTCAAAGATTGGACCGGCAAGGATCACGGCGGCGAACCGTTCTTCTACGTCGAGGTCCGCAGCTTCGCCTATCGCGGCGAGGAGTTCATGGGCGAAGGTATTGGCTCCTGCTCCTCGTGGGAAGCCAAGTACCGCTGGCGCAAGGCAGAGCGGAAATGCCCCCAGTGCAGCAAGGAGAACATCCGCAAGTCGAAACAGGGGGGCTGGTACTGCTGGAACAAGACTGGCGGGTGCGGCGCTACCTTCCCGGCCGGCGACCAGACCATCGAGTCCCAGGAAGTCGGGCGCGTTCGCAACCCGGACGTGTTCGATGTCGTGAACACGGTCCAAAAGATCGCTCTCAAGCGCGCCAAGATCAGCGCCACGATCAACGCGACTTCGGCCTCGGAGTTTTTCACCCAGGATATCGAGGAGCAGCCCGAGCCCGAACCCGAGCCTGAAACGCAAAAAGCGCAGCAACCGGCCCAAACCCTGACAGGCAAGCCGGCTGCTACGCTTCCAGATGCACAATCCCAAACTTCTTCTTCTCCGCAGTCTACCACGAAGCCCTGGCGCACCTTCGGCGAAATGGTCCGCTGCTTCGAGGCCCTCAAGTCCCAGATCCCCTGGCCGCTTTATTACGAAGTGCTCCGGCAGTTCGGCGTTGAGCACTCCAACCAGTTCGACAACGCCAAGGCGTCGTGGGCATGCTACCAGCGCCTGGAGCAACGGGTGCAAGAACACTTGCACAAGGCGGCGGACCCGCGCACCTTCGAACACTACGAAGCTGTGGAAGGAGACTGGCAATGAGCGCCCTAGCTCTGGTTGAACCTCGGGAGGCTACGGCCTCCCTTTCGCTGTACGAATTGTCCGAGGAGCTTGTCTGTCTCTTGGACACCCGCGACATGGTGGAGCAAGGCTCCGCCGACCAAGCCGACCTCGACGCGCAGATCCAGCAGTTCCAGGACGCGCTACCGCGCAAGGTAGATAATGTCTGCCGGATGCTGGCTCACCTCGAATCGCAGGCGGCCGCAGCGAAGCTTGCGGCGAATCTCGAATTCGAACGGCTTACCAAGCGCCAGAAGCATTTCGAGTCCCAGGCGGCATCCCTCGAAGGCTACTGCGTGCGCGTGCTGGAGGCCCTGCCGGCGCCAAAGAAGGGCCCGCGCAAGCTGGAGGGCCAGTGCAACACCCTGGCGCTCTCGACCTCGGAGCGATGCAAGGTCGAGGACGCGGCGCTGGTGCCGATCGAATACAAAACGGCCGCGGCGAAGATGCCGGCGGAATTGTGGCAGCAGATCGTCGAGACGCTGTGGCCCGAAACCCTGGCGCAGATCACCGTCGATGTGTCTGTCCGGCTGGCCGATGTCAAAAAGGCTCTCAAGGCCGGCGTGGAAATCGAAGGCGCCGACATTGAGTATCCGAAAGGAGTCAGGCGATCATGAAATCACTGACACGGCACTACTCCTGGTGGCAGCACGTCGCCTTGTTCTGCCTGAGACTCACGAGCGGCCAGGGCGATGCCATGACTGATGCGCTGGGGCTGGGCGTGCTCTGCGCGATCGGCATTGCCTGTTTTATCGCGCTGCTGCGCATCTGGGGAGTGAAGTGACCTGGTGGTATGTCTCCGCTGCCGGTATTGCCATCGGAGGCCTGCTGGGCTTCCGGTGGCTTTACAATCGCAACCTGCGCTGCCGGTGCGGCCGGTTCGCCGATGCCGTGCGGGGCGGCACGCCACTCTGCTGGCACTGCGCCAATTCGCTGGCGCGGCGCGCGGCCATCGCCGCCAGGTGTCCGTGCGGCAACCACGCGGATGCCATGGTCTCGCATCACCCGGTATGCCGGCGATGCGTGCAGGCGCTCGATAGCGTGGTGGCGTCGCTGCACTTCCGCGGACTCACCGACCGGGAAATTATCCGGTACCTAGTGGAGGCTGGGCGGGATGCAGAGGCAGAGATCCTGCTAAAGAAGCTGGAGAACACCGAGGCTGCATACGAAGCCAGCTTCGGAGATAGGGAGCCAAACTGATGAGCCAAAAATCGAAGCAATACTTCCAATGGCAGGAAGCCCAGAAGCGCGATGCGGAACTCTGCCAGCGACCAGGCTGCAAGCACCCGCGTGGGTGGCACGTCGGCGACAAGAACTGCACGGCGCGGCAGATCAACCAGTGCGACTGTCCCGAGTTTGTTCCCGCGCCGCCTGAACCGGCGAGGGCGGCATGAAACACGAAAACTACAAACTCACCATCACCGTCAAGGGCCATGAACCGGTTCACACCACCACCGACGATCTCGCCAGGCTGGTGAAGATGCTCAAGCGCCAGCGCAAAGCGCGGAAGCCGAAATCCGGAGGAAAGCGATGAGGCGGCCGCGGCAGAAGTCTCCAGCCGAACTCCAGAAGCAGTGCGACATCTGGAATCGAGCCTGCCCCATCGGCACGCTGGTGCAGTATCACCCTGTCATCGGTGAGCCTGCGTACCGGCTGCGCAAGACCAAGACCCAAGCCAGCATCTTGAGCGGCCATACAGCCGTGATCTGGCTGGAAGGGGAGAGCGGCTGCGTGGCGCTCGATGCGGTGGAATTCGCGTGAAAGCCTTGACTTTGACTCAGCCCTGGGCAACGTTAGTCGCTATTTCTGCCAAGAAAATCGAAACGCGAAGCTGGTGCACGCACTACCGCGGCCCGCTCGCTATCCACGCAGCCAAGGGCTTTCCGAAGCATGTCAAGGATGCCGTCCGCTACGACATGCGATTCTTTGCCGAATTAAATCCGGCCTATGCGGCGCACATGGCCCGTTCCGGCATGAAGCTGCCGCCGACATCGCTCGCATTTGAGACGTTGGCGAGGTTGCCTGTCGGGGCCATCGTCGCCACATGCCGCCTTGTCAACTGCCGCGAGATCATCGCTTCGGTTTATCCGCCGATGCCCCGCGGCGAATATATGGTCTTGGGTAACCGGATCACACCTCCGCCCTCTCCCGAGCTGGACTTCGGAGATTATTCGGCTGGTCGCTGGGCTTGGATTCTCGAAGACGTGCATCCCCTCAAGCAACCCATCCCGGCAAAGGGCGCGCTCGGCCTCTGGGAGTGGACGCCATGATCCTGTCCTTCCACCGGCTCGCTCGCTGGCTCATGCGTGAAGTCCATGGGGTAGATATCCCCAGGAAAGCACCACGGCGCGCGCTGGGCGGGCCTACACGCTCCTGGCGATACCGGCAATGGATCAGGAGCCTACCTTGTGCCGCCTGTGGACTGGAGCCAGCCGGGGAAGCGGCACATACCGGATCTGACGGCGGGCTGCGGCAGAAAAGTAGCGACTTCTCGGCGATCCCGCTCTGCCCGGATTGTCACCGATTCGGGCCGGGAGCATACCATGCGATCGGCCGGCGCCAGTTTGAACGGCGGCGCTCGATCGACATTGACGCCCTGGTGCGCAGGTTGAATGATCTGTGGCGGCAGGGAAGGAAGGCGGCGTAATGTTGCTGGGATTCCAGAAGCGATTCGAGGCCTACGTCCGGGACGGCTCGAAGACTCATACTATCCGGGCCATGCGGAAGCGCGGGGTGCTTGTGGGGGAAATCTGCCACTGCTATGGAGACACCCGCCAGAGGACCATGCACCTGCTCGGCCGCTGGCCCTGCGTGAAGGTGGAGTACGTCGAGATTCATCCCCCAATGGGTGGGCGCCCGCAGATTTTCATCGACGGCCAGATATTGAGCCTGGACGAATGCGAAGCGCTTGCTTGGAGAGATGGCTTCAGAGACGACGGATTCGGGGAGATGATGCACTTCTGGCGCGGCCGGCTGCCGTTTCGCGGACAGATCATTCACTGGGACTATCGGCGCCCAGTCCCTGATAGGGTGAGTCCATGACGCCCCGCCAGTTGGAGATTCTCCAGCACAGCCTGGGTGTGGACCAATACGGCCAGGGCAATATGTACCGCAACCACTTCTGTGCTGGCGGCGACGATGAAGCAATCTGCCGGGAGTTGGTGGCGATGGGGTACATGGAGACCTTCGAGCGGTCGTACCTGCCCTATTACAACTGCACCGTGACAGCAGCGGGCCGGGCGGCGATGCTGGCCGAGAGTCCGAAGCCTCCCAAGTTGTCGCGATCCCAGCATCGATACCGAGACTTTCTCAACGCCGACTTGGGCATATCGTTCCGGGAATACCTGAAGGCGCTCGATGATAGAAGGCGGCGCCCATGAACCACGGCAACGTAGAAGCCGCCCTAACGCTGCTCCGTAATCACCTGGCAGCCGGGCATCCCCTGGTACTAGCGACAACTCAGCTTGTTGAGAACGGCCACATCTTTCCCGGCTTCTATTCAGTGTCGGATTTAGAGACGCATGCAGTAGCGTACATTCAACAGCCGGTGCGCGTGGTGCGGCGCCTGAGTTTTGAAGAGGCGCTGCCGCATTGGGTGGATACCTGGTCCTGGGAAGCTGGGCCAGGGAGTTATCTATTCTACGAATTGGAGAGTGACTGACATGGAAAACGGAAACCAAACTGAATCGTTTCTTCGCGACGTGGCGGGGCACACAATGGCGGTCATGCAAGACAACGGCGTGTATCGGCACATCCGCTTCCGCCAAGCCTCGCCCGCATCGTGGAATATGTGGTTCGATCTCGTTACATGGCCCGGAAATCTTGCCATCCGGGGCGACATGGGAACGTGGGTATTCTCGCGGGTTGAGGATATGTTCACTTTCTTCCGCTCTCGGAATCGGGAGTTGCGAATAAACGCATCCTACTGGTGCGAGAAGGTCGAGAGTGAAAGCCGGTTCGGAGGGCCTTCCCGCAAGTTCGACGGGGAGTCATTCAAGGCAAACGTGCTTTTGAGCTTGGATGGCTACGGTCTCGAAGACGAAGAAAAACAAGAAATCACGGCGGTGCTCCAGGAGGAAGTCTTCAGTCTGGAGGATGAACTGTCCGCGCGCAAGGCGCTGGCCGATTTCGAATATAACGGATTCTCCTTTCAGGACCCTTGGGAGATCCAGGGCCAGGGCTACAGCCATCACTTCATCTGGTGCCTGCATGCGATTGTTTGGGGCATCCAGCAGTACGACAAACTGGAAAATCTGGAACCAGCCGGGGACGCGGCGGCGGCCACGGCGGCAACAAAGGCGGATACGGAACTCGTGCGCTGCCAGTGCGGCTCCTTGGCCGTTATTGAGACTCCAGCGTATGGCGGCGCGCGGTATAAGTGCGATGAATGCGGAGCGGATTGGATCTCATCGGCGGCGGCCACGGCGGCAGTAAACAACAAAGATTTGAAAGGTTGAACCATGACCCTTGCCCGTCTTGTCTCCGTCCTCCACCACGACAGATTGCGGTTGCCAAGTCTCCGGGAGAAATTCTCTTCGATGTCGCGGGCTAACGTCGGCCGCCAGGAACGGGCGCACCGCAAAGAACTCCTGAAGTCGGTGGACAAGTGGAAGAGGAGTCATCCTTCGGAGTAATAAAGGGCAGGCCTCCGGCAGGGAAGGGTGAAACATGATGGGGGCAAATTGTAAACCGGGCAAGATGTAAACCGCTCCCCTGTACAGGGGGGATTTACTTTTCTTCACCGTGCTGGACGGCGAAAGGAAAGAATAGCGGGTTGCTGAGAGGATGTCAAGGGGCAGTAGATAGATTGAGCGGCTTTGGTGTTTAATGTCCGGCAGCTTCCCGGCGCAGCGCCTTCTCGCGTTTCTCCGGGCTGGAGGCATTCTGCACGATTCCCTGGGTAATAGGGTTCAAGTCGGCCGCCATCCGCCACCAGGCGTTACCCACTTTCCCCCGGTCGCTGCCCAGGAATCCGCTCTGCTGGCCCAAATCGCCATAGAAGGCATTCAACTCACGGATTGAGGCACCGATGGTGGCGCCGACCTCCGAAGAATAGCCAGCGTGCTTCTGCGCAGGAGCCGAAGAAAACGCCGGCATCAGGCCGCCCATAAATCCGGGCTTGCGTGTGTTGGGCGTTGCGGGCATCAACTTCGGGCCGGGTTCCACGTAAGGCTCGTAGCCCTGGCCCAGCAGCCCACTGCCCAGCACGAACATGCTGCGCGCGGCGGGGCCTTCCATGGGGTGCGCCAGGCTGTTCGAGATATCCGAGAATGCGCCTTGCGCCATCTGCGCGCCGGTACCGCCAGACTGCATGGTCTGGAACATTTGCGGCACGCCGAATAACCTGGCGCCGCGGGCCGGCAGGGGATTGTACCAGTTAAAATTGAGGTAGCCCACTTCCGGACCATTCCCCCACATGGCATCGCCCAGCTTCGAATGCCGGAACTGATCGATATATCCATTGCCACCGCCAACCGGGATAGAGAAAGCCTTGGCGCGCCTGTCTTCCAGCGGCCATTTCCCGGTGAGCAATTTGTAGCCAATCACCCACAGCGCCACAGCCATAATGCTCGAGGCTGCCCACATCCAGGCGCGCGCTTCGGGCGTCATCTGACCGTATGGTCCTTTGCCACCCGCGGCCAGGGGTGCTCCGGTGTAGGAATCCACCGCGTTCACCATGCGCGTCATGCCGGCGGTAGCGAACGGTCCCAGGCCGATGCGCTTGACGAACTTCTCGATCTCGCCCTGGAATTCCGGGGTGTAGTTCCCGAGCTGGTTGACGAAGTGGTACAGGTTGCTGGGGGTCTGCTCCTCGGCGGGGAATGACGCCTGAAAGATGTCGTACATCAGGATGCGCGCGCGGGCGTCCAGGCCTTTCGGGCCAAACAGTAACGGGCCGAAGCTGGCGCGCTCGACCTTGGCGCCGGTGGCCTCGGCAAATTCTTTCGAGTATGTCACTTTGCCCGACCGCGCAGGCATCGCGCCGGCCTGCGCCATCTTTTGCAGTTTGGCGATGTTCTCGGGAGTTGTGGGATCGATGGACAGCAGCTTGCCCCGGATGGCCGCCCACTTAATGAGGGGCAAAGAAAGCGCCTTGTCCAGTCCGGACTTGCCCAGGAAAGGCGTGTTGGAATAGAGCGCGCCCATGACGCCGGACGAGTGGAACAGGAATTCGTAGGGGCCTTTGGTGGCCAGCATGTTGGCCCAGGCCATCATTTTGGCGACGTCGTTCGGATCGCTTGGCTCTTTGGCGAGGATCGGCCGCAAGCCCCGCTCCATAAACTTCGGCATGACTCCGAAGCTGGCCGGGATATGGGTAACCTTGCCGTTCTGGATAATCAGCCGCGCCTGTCCGGTTTCGACTTGCGCGCCTTCATAGACCTCGCCGTCCGGTCCTTTGATCGTGCCGTCCCAGTTGGCGGGCTGGGGTTTCAGCCACGCGGTCTCACGCAAGGTCTTGATGAGCACGGCCTTGTCGTTGGCGCGGATCGCGCTGGCCAGGCGCCGGGCGAAGTCCTCCATGTGGATCGAGTAGCCGCCGGACGATAAACCTGTGGCGAAGGCGTTGGCGATGTTCTTGGGCGGGTGGTACGGCAGGCGCCGGCCTGGTCCCGCTACCGTCTGTTTGTCCACGGGGATCAGCGGGTAGTAGGTATCGAGGGGTCCCAGCGCGTCGGAAAACACGCCTTCATTGAGAGCGTGATTCCGGGCCATCACCGCTTCCACCTGGTCTTTGTAAATGCGGTGGGCCTCAGCGACTCCCGGCTGGGATTTGATGAGATCGCAGACGTAATCGAAGGCCGGTTCGGGCATCACCTGCTGCACGCGCGCCGCGGCGTCGCGGAACGTCTGTTCCAGGAATTCGCGCAACGTGTCCCAGTCGTGTGCCTCGGCCAGAGCCGCCGCAGTCTGCCCCAAGTCCTGCGCCAGGCCGGCGCGCCCTTCGATATTCGACAGCAGTTGCAGTGTCGGGTTGGGGTGGTCGCTCGAGTACTTTCCGTAGACGAAATCCTTCAGGTCCTCTTCCGTCATCTCGGCCGCCTGGTCCGCAAAGCCGTTCCAGCGATCGCGGATGCCTTCGAGACGGGACTGATCGTAAGCCATGGCGAGCGTGTCCCAGGTGATGGGCGAGCCTTTCAGCACTTTCATGATCGCTGGCATGGCAGAATGGAGGACCGTGGAGGCCTGCGACATGGATCCGCCGGTCCGGAGAGCGGCTTCAAACACGTCCTTGGAGGACTTCTCCACTTCGGCCAGGGATTGGCCGGGCTGTACAATGCGCTTGAGGCCGCCCATAGCGCTGTAGTTGGCTTTGGGGGCGTCGTCTTTGCCGAATTTGCGCACCAGGGCGTCGGTCAGATCGGTGAGCATGGGAGCGGAGCCGCGCTCGCCGGGATGGGACGCGGACGCATGTGGCCCGAAAACTTCTGGCTTCAGAACGCCTATTGCCTCGTAGTGTTTACCATCATCTCCGGTTTCGTATTGCCGGAGGACATCGAACTTGCTACGTGCCAATTCCTCGGCAAGGTTGGGGGTTTTGAAGAGTTCGCGGAGACGGGCGGCTTGTGCGCCCGCTACGCGGCTGGGGCGGAAAGCGGCAGCTTCACCCTGGTCCCCTGCATTTCGATCCCGTTGCCCGACAGCTTCACCTGCTCCAGGCCGCTCGGGGGATACAGCCTGTCCAGGGCCGCTTCGAAGACTTTGGGGTCCGTTGCTTCCAGCAGTTCCTCGAGGTTCTGCTGCGGCGAAGACTCGCTCGGCGATTGCGCGGGAAGATTCGGTGCCATATTCTCTCCTTAATGCTCTCACGTATTGCGCGGCGAGGTAACGGGCTTCGGTACCAGTGATACCAAGCTCCTTGTACCCGTCCGGACGCATCAGCCGGACGCCTACCTCGGCCGCCAGCATTCCCTGGGGCAGGTATCCGTAGCGCTTGGTGATGGTGGCCGCCGCCACTCTTCCTGGTTCAGATCCCTGTGTCAGCCACGTGGCCGAGTCTCCCAGGTGGTAGCGGGTGAGGGTCTGGGTTGAGCCAGCCTGCAAGGCGTGGTCGAGTTCTTCCCGCATGGCAATGGCCTTGTGCCAGCCGGGGAAGGTTTCATGGTCTGCAACCAGGATGAGGCTTTTGTTTTCGGCTGCCGCCCTGGCGGCAAACTGGTGCAACTGGTCCAGGGCCTCAGGCACCGTGGTGTACGGCTGCTTCATCGTGGCGCACATGGAAGCCACCTTACGCGCGTTGTGTGGGTCCATGTGGAGCCCGCGCAAGTTCATGGCTGCATCGTCCATGCTGAAGCCGGCGAAGCTCGCCGCAAAGGCCATGGCGTCCTGATTTACCACGTAGGCCTTGGCGTAGGTTGAGTCGGCGGGGCTTAAGGCGATGCGTTCGAATACCGCATTCTGAATGTGGTACCCGAGACTGCGGCTGGGCATGTAGGGCTTGGTGCGCTCGTAGTTGCTGGATAGCCGGGGGGTGGTGACGGTGGTGGGGGCGATTGGCGCATGCGGAGCCGGGATGTTGAATAGCGCCTGGCCCTGCATGACGGATTCCCGCATGGCAGGGGTAATGTCGATCGAGTGGACGGTTTCAAATCCAGCGGGTTGAGCCGATTTTGCGAACTCGTTTGCTGCTGCTTCAGTGTCGAATTCGGCGATGGGGTCAGCGTTCAGATCGCTGCTGTTGTAAACCTGCCAGATGGTTGGCCGGCCTTCAAAGGGCTGTGCGAAGACAGAGACTTTCCCACCGCGCTTGGTTCGTACTTTCGTCTCTCCTACTTTTGCTCCCCACTTCTTTCCCAACTTGGATGCGTAGGCTGGAAGAATCTGGTCATAGAAGCCTTTCATGCCTTCCCCGCCCACCTTCAGGTCCAGGCCGGTGTAGGATCTCCAACTGGGCCGATCCGACGATACTGGGGGTGCCTGCTTGGCCACAATCTTGGCGGCGAGATCCTTGCCTACGTAATCCTCAACTTTGTCTGGCGGGATGTGGGAGCCGATATCGTGCAACCGGCCTTCCTTCGTGCGCGCGGAAAGGTCGAACGATCCATCGGGTTGTTCGTAGGCGGAGACTTCGCTAAGCTGTTTTGATAGGTCATATCGTTCAGCCTGCTGCTCTCCCGTGGTCCACGTCAAGCGGTCGTAGCCGTTTTCGGCTGCATGGCGGAGAACACGCCGGAAGGCGAGTTCGTGCCAGGTTTTGGAGAAGGGGGCTTCGGGGACGCCGGTGCGTTCGCGGTAATCTTCGCCCGAGAGCCGTCGCGCGTTATCAACCCAATCTGCACCGAAGTGCGTGATGAGGGCATTCACGCGCCGCTGCTGTGGGACGCCCGCTTCGCCGTTGACAAAGATCCAGTCCAGGTTATATGGAGAAAGGCCCATGCCGATACTGGCAAGGTAATCTTCGCCTTGCTTAGCCACGGCAGCCCAGTTGCCGGTCGTCGGCG